GCGGGCGTACCACATTCGGCCCTGGTAATAGTCCATGGGACCGGCGGCCGGGAGCTCGTTGGTGGGCGAGCTGGGGGAAACGTAGCCGTTGGACTGGCGGAGGACCATGGCCCCGGTGTAGGGCATGGTCGGGTAATAGAAGATGGGGTTGGTGACGCCGTCGAAGGGCTGGATGATGAGGAACTCTTCGCCCTGCCGGAAGACATACCCATTCCGATCGGGGATGGACAGTGGGCCGCCCGGGACTATCTGGTGCACGGAGTTGTCGCGGTCCAGGCGCACCTCGTAGAGCTTGCCGCCCACCACGCAAACGAACCACGGGAGGTTGTCCTCGGGTGGCAGGTACATGATCCCGCCGCCCCACTGCGCGGGGTTGGGGCTGATGACGGCAGTTTTTATCCAGCCGTTGCGCGGGGATATTCCACCACCACGAACAGTGCCATTGTGAAGCCAAGCCAACTGGTTCCGGTCTAACCCGCCAGGGTTATCCTGCGACTTGATGGTGGTGACCTTGCTCGAGTCGACGCCTGACGAGAAATCCAGTGAACCGTCGGCCACTCGACTTGATGTCTCGGCCATGGCCGAACATTGGGTTGACCCTAATGCATAGTCAACCGCAAATTTGATTTGCCTATGGCCAAGACCTTCGTTGAGAAATACGGCACCCGCTGGAGCTCGGACCAGTCGGACCTCGAGATCGAGATGTACTGTATCCGCCGCGGCGGCAAATGGCGGCCCTATCCCAAGGACCCGCGTGAGTGCGGGGCGGGCTTATCCCACCACTACGAGGCGGTGCGCAAGATCCTCTGGCCGCACCTCGACCAGCACCGGTGGAACGACCTGTGCCGGGACGCGATGCTGCACAACAAGATCTCGGTGCTCATGGGGCCGGGAAGCTCAGGCAAGACGCATACGGCCGCCTGGGTGCGGTTGGTTGAGTATTACTGTTTCCCGGAGGAGACCTGTGTCCTGGTGAGCTCGACCGACATTCGCGGCCTGCAGTTGCGGGTCTGGGGCGAGATCAAGATGCTGCATGACTTGGCCAAGGCGTCCTACCCGGACCTGCCGGGGCACTTAATCGACAGCCGCATGTGCATCACCACGGACGACCTCGATGAACAGGAAACACGCGACCTGCGCAAGGGCATCATTGGCGTGCCTTGCGTGCAGAACGGCACCTACATTGGCCTGGGGAAATACGCCGGCATCAAACAGAAACGGATGCGGCTGATTGCGGACGAGGCCCAGTTCATGGGCAAGGCGTTCCTGAGCGCCTTTGCCAATCTCGACAAGAATCCGGACTTCCAGGCCACTGTGCTGGGCAACCCCAACGATATTCTGGACCCGCTCGGGAAAGCGGCTGAACCCATCGACGGCTGGGGCCAGCACCTCGAGCCCAAGGAGACCTGCACGTGGCGGACGCGCTTCATGAATGGGATCTGCGTCAACCTGATTGGCACCGACAGTCCCAATTTCGATTTCCCGTCGGACCAGCCCACCAGGTTTCCCTACCTCATCTCCAAGGAAAAGATCGATAACACGCTCTCGTTCTTCCCAAAGGACTCGACCGAGTATTACTCCCAGTGCGTCGGGGCGATGAAGATAGGGACGCTCATGCGCCGGGTGATCACGCGCGACATGGTGATCCAGTTCGGCGCCCGGGAAGATGTCATCTGGGCCAATGCCAACCGTGTTAAAATCTTCGCCCTGGACGCCGCGTATGGTGGGGACCGGTGCGTTGGCGGGCACGGCGAGTTCGGTCTGGATATCGACCAGCGCAGTGTGCTCAAGCTTTTCCCGCCGGAGATCGTGCCCATCATCGTGCGGGGCGACATCACGCCGGAGGAACAGATTGCCCAGTGGGTGAAGGTGTATTGTGAGCGGCTCGGGATCCCCCCCGAGAACGCGTTCCACGATTCGACCGGGCGCGGCACACTGGGCACCGCGCTGGCCCGGGAATGGTCGGCGCTATGCAACCCGGTGGAGTTCGGTGGAGCTGCGACGCCCCGGCCGGTGTCGCTCGACCTCTATATCTATGATCCCAAGCTCAAGAAGAAACGGCTCAAGCGTTGCGATGAGCACTACGACCGGTTTGTTACCGAGCTCTGGTGGTCGGTTCGCCTGTGCACCGAGAGCCGCCAATTGAGGGGCATGACGGAGGAGGTCATGGACGAGATGGCGATGCGCGAGTGGGACAAGGTCAAGGAGAACAAGATCAAGATCGAGACCAAGAAGGAGATGAAGGAACGGGTGGGCCGGTCCCCGGACCTGGGCGACTGGGCCTCGATTGTGGTGGAGGGGGCGCGGAGGCGCGGGTTCCAGATTGCCAAGCTGGGCACGGCGGAGAACGGGACGGACGGTGGGTTATTGGACGCGCTGGAGAAACTGCAGGACCAAATGCGCGGGATCAACCGGTCCCACGCGCTCACGCACTCTTAGGGGAAGTAGTCCTTGGGCGAGCTCAATCGGCGTTTGGTGACCTCCCGAATGCGGTATTCCCGGGCATACATTTCGTTGGTGGAGACCGGCTGGATCTCGTTGATGGCGCTCACCAGGACATCCTCGAGCTCGGCGTGCGTGACCCAGTTCTTGCTGCGGACATTGAGCTCGGTAAGCCCGTTCATCAGGCGGGTGTGATCGGTCTGGTTGTCGTGCTGGACCTTCACCAGCACTGCGGTCAGCCAGACGGTGGTGCCAATGATGGCGACAACCACTCCCCAGGCGGTCCCGAGTCGCACCTTTACTCTGGTCTCTTCGGTGATGGATTCGGGGTCATGCTGGTGTTCTTTCATGTTTCTTAGCTGAACCCTAGAACATACTCCTCGATCCCGGCGAGCTTTACGTTGATGGAATTGGCCGCGCTGGCTTGGCATTGGAGGGAGTATCCCGGAGGGAAAATGTCGTCATCCGAAAAGCGCAGGTACTGGTCGGCGTCCAGCTTGTAGGTCCAGAGCAGGGCATTGGCGGCGGTGGGTGTGCCCCCTGGTGGCACCGCGCAGAAGTTCACAGTTACCGGCCCGCCGGATACGTTGACCACGTGGATGAGGCGCACCGAGAGCCAGCGCAACGGCGCCACGGTATGCACGACCGTGAAAGCGGCGTTGTTGATCACCGCAAACTTCGAGACCCGGTATGGCACGGCGGAGTCGATCATGTTTTTAGGTTCACCCAAAATCTACAACCCGGGAAATTCATAAGGCGCGCTATGTCATTTAACCAAAGCTACAGCCAAATCGGCTATGTACAGATGGGCATCAGTCCGGTCCCACCAGATAGAGACTGCATCCCGGTGTCCAGCCGCCGCCTCGCTGGCTGCTGCCACTGGCTGGTCAGTGCCGTAATTGTTGAACTGCCAAGTCGGGGTTATCTGGGCCATGCAGGTGAGGAAATCGTTGGAGGTATTCTCCTGTACCCCAAATCTTGGAGTGAACACGTTGACCGTGTAATTGGGAGACCCGGCAGTTATGTCTACGATCCACATTGAGGCACTGGTATAGGCAGGGGAAAGCATTCTCCGGTCGGTATCAATCGGTGTTCCTGAATAAACCCAAGTGTTCCCGTTTTTGGAACCGGAACTGACTTGTATCCCAAACTCAAACCCGGCGGAATCGTTCCAGTTCGCCCCGGTGGTGATTGCCCCCACCCAGTAGTCTGTGGTTGGATCGCCTGCAAGGTTGGTAGTGCCTTTTTGAATGCCCACGGCAAACCTTGGAGTCCCGGCCAGCGCACCCGCCACCGATTTAAACACCGTCACGCCAACCCGCACCTTTTGCCATCCATCAGGCAGCGAGATCGGTCTGGCGAATTGGCTCTGGGCCAAGTCGATTACCTTTTGAGAACTCCAAGAAAGAATTGCGGGTGCAGACATAGGATCCTCAAGCAGTTTTACCAACGTAAGCAGTGCTCCACCGGGCTCCGCCCGCCTTACCATTTAAAGCATCACCATTGGAGTAACTTTCCAGCGTGTCGTAGATCGGTGGGAACTCGGCACCTCCCATCAAGGCCAGTCTGAGCGTGTAAGCGGCGTTATAGAGAATCGTGGTCTCAGCCAGTGTTAACCCGTCATGGATTGCCACAAATGAAACCTGCTTGTCTGAATAAGCAACGGGTGACCCGGAATTATTTGATGCGAACAGGAAAAGCGGACTGGTCGCTGCTGCCATGTTGGCGGCTTCCGAAGACACATCAACAGCGGAGGTCGCCCCCAACTGAGCCAGCGCAACGGAGGTATTCCCCCAATACGCATTGAAGACGTTATTAGCAGTGCGGCTGCACGAAAAGAAACCGTTGCCCGGGTAAGCTTGAGAGATTGGGGCTGCCGTAGACCTCGGGATGGCAAATAAGGAATTACCTGACTGAAGGCTGGCAATGTAACAATCGTTATTGAGTGCCCCGGTAACGGCTCGGATGATGTAGTCAGAGGTAGTGGTGTTGTAAGGCACCAGAACGGACATGCCACCATTGGCGGTGTTAAATACGTCCTTTGGAGCAACTCCGGTGTTAAAGTATTTGCTGCTGGCATCGCCCATCATCCCCATGGCAGAAACATCAGCCGCCACAAAATTGACGTTTCCCCAAGGATCTGATCCAGCCCCTTTGAGCAGCGGGGTTGCCATTGTGGCCAGATCCGGGCCGATCATCAAATTGATGGTCTTCATCTTGCTCCAGATCCCACCTGCTTGCAGCGTGTCCACGAAATTAGAGACCACCTTGCCCGTGTTAACGCTTGGAGGAGCACCGCCGTTGGCCTGAACTCGGTTTCCCCAATCGGTTGCCACTGGGTTGAGCGTTCCACCACCACCACCACCACCATTCACCCCGCCACCTCTGCCCACTCCCGGCTGCTTCACCGGGGGAGGAACCAATCTGCTCCTTCCCGAGCCGGAAGGCACCGGTTCAGAATACTCGAGGGATTGCGACGCCACGGACGAGAGCAAGGGTGAAGGCAGGCACTGGCCACACCTGAATAGGGCCATGAGCGCGTTGGGATCGGTGCTGACTCCAGCCATGGTCGCCAGCGCGAACACCTGAATCTGGAGGCAAATGGTTGGGGGCACGCCCTGGAACCCGTTGGCGGCCTGTGCCAGTAGGTTGGGGTCCGTTATTCCCGGCCCCTTGGGGTCCTGCGCGAGCAGGTAAGCCTGCACTTCCATCTGGTCGCCTCTCGGGATGGCTTCAAAGCACTGCGCGTTCTGCACCATGCTGGACGGGTCGTTCCCCGTTCCGTTGATGGTCGCCAGCAGAAAGGCCCGGATCTCGAGCAGGCTTTGGATGGAAAGACACTGCAGGCATTTGGCTTCCTTAGCCAAAGCGCTCGGGTCGACTCCCGCCCCGCGGATGTAAGCCAGCAGGTAGGTCTGGATCTCCCAGACCGTCTTGCCGGGGATACAACGGAAACACCGCGCGTCCTGCATCAGCGCGGACAGGTAGTCGAGCACCGAGTTAGCCATTTATTCCCCTTCCTGAAGACCTTCAAGATCGCTCATGGACTGTTCCATAGGCGCTTCGTTCTGTTCCTCTGATTCCACCGGCCGAACCATGACCTCGTCCTCGAGGGTTTTAACCACCTCGAGCGTCACGGTGTCACCGGGTTTCAGGTCGCCATGGAACATCGAGCTCGGCAAAGTCGCATACTCGCCCTGCTCCTCGGCTGACTCGTTGTCGAGCTGCTCCGGGGTGGGAGAGGCGGACGTTCCGTTACCCTGGTCCTCGTCCTGGGGGTACATCATTGCGGGATCCATAAAAAATAGGTGTGGTGTTTGTCGGTTTGAGTGGGCCGGTCGCCACCACCAGCGACCAGCCCACTACCTATGCTTCCACAACACCCGCCCGGTTAGGAGCAGGGAGAGTTGGAAGAAGAGTACGACTGCGTCGGGTAACCCGGGTCTGCCGCGCAGGTGTTGACTTCGATGATGCAGGTCGGCTCGGCCTTGTGGAATATCAAGCAGCCGAACTCGGTGTACAGCGGGGCCGCCGCCAGCTTGAAGTCGGAGATGAACTGCCCCTTGTTCCGGCGCTTGTTCTCGATCACGCAGCCGTTGACGTCCGCCCCCAGGTTGTCCATCACGAACTGCCATTTGCCGCCGAAATTACGGCTGCTGAAAGGCATCTCGGGGTTGACCGGGGNCGCATCCGCCACGAGGGCCTGCATGATGCGCGGGTGCCAGATGAAACTGAACCGGTAGAGCGCGGTGTCGTAGTCCGGGTTGGCAATGCTCTTGATGCCGGCGTCGCCGCCTGCACCAGAGCTCGGGATGTTCTTGTAGGGCAGCACCACCTGGTAGCGGTAGAGCCCGTTGACTACGCCCACGTAGTTGAACCGGAGCCCGAAAGGATCCACCCGAGTGGTGAAGTTGCCGATCTGTCCACTGAACCCGTAGGCCCAGTACTTGTTGCTGGCGTCCCACTGCTCGAAGCGCCAGTTGCCCGCAATCGACGGGGTGCCGCCGATGCCCTGCTGGCCGCCCATGTGGTCGAGGTCCCAGCAGGTCTGCAGGTCGGTCACCAACTCCAGCATGGGAGGACGGTTCTCGGCAAAGGGCATCTTGCCCAGGTAGCCGATGCGCAGGAGCGGTTCCACCATCCGAGCCAGCATCTGGGGCGTGAGCTTGAACACGCTGGTCGGCGGACAGTTGGTGTCGATGTACTGTTCGCTGGTGCCCACAGTCACCCACGAGTAGGTGAACTTCCCAGCCGTAGTGCCGAAATTCTTGTTCGCGATGTACTTGTTGTCGCAGAACTGCGCTCCGCGCTTGCGGAGGAACCCGCTCATGATGGCTGAAGTCGCGGGCTTGAGGATGCTGGAGATGATGTACTGGAAGTTCTCACGCGCGTGCGTGATGTGCATGTCCTGGTCGTAGCACAGGAGCGGCGTAGCCCAGGACTGCTGTTCCAGCCCGTAGGTGATGCGCGTCGCGCCCCAGCCAATGACATTCTCGGTCAGGTCGCAAGGCGTGCCCACGCACGAGCTCACGTTGACCGTATTCCACTTCTGAGTGGTGTCAGGGAACACGTGGTTGAAACGGTCCCGGGTGTGTTGCGTCGCGGTGTAGCTGTCGAAGGTGCCGTTCTCCACGTGCCCAATCCAGCCGTCGGTCGGACGTATGTCCGCCAGGATGAGCTTGTCGTAGACCGGTTCCTGCGAAACGAGGAATTGAGTGAACTTGCTGCAAGAAACTATACCCATAAAGTCGCGTGTATCTGGTTGGCCCGGGGTAGACCACGGGCGTGATTAGTGCTCTCGGTGTTTCCGCGAGGTCGATCACTCCCCGTCCCGGTAACGGGCGGCAGGTGGAGGCCTGCCTATACGACTTTATGGCGCCTGGGTTTTCGCAGCTCCAGGGAGGCTGTTTGGCGGTTGCGAGCCAGCCGTGTGTCACGCAAAGAACTAGCGCTTCTTTACTCCTATCCCCGGGATACCGTCAACGATAAAAAAGCCCCCGGTGTTAAGCCCGGGGGTTGCCAAGGAACCTATGAAGGAGATTCGAGTGTGCGGTCAGGCCTGCAGGGCGTCAAGCTGCGACTGCCAATCCAGTTCCTGTCCGCCGGTGGCACCGCGCCGAACACCGGCCTGCGGTTCGCTCCGCTCGTATTCATCGAGGCGCGCCTGGAGCTCGGACATCTGCTTCTTGGCGTTGCGCAACTCGAGCGCCACCCGGTCGAAGGCCCCGGCTTTGTTGCGGATGGCGGCGTGCAGGTGGACCCGCTGTTCGTCGGTGAGATTGTTGGGCTGGTATAACTGGTCAACCAGTTTGTAGCCGCGCTCGAGCGCCTCGTTGATCTTGGGATCAAGATGCTCGCCTTCGGTCGGCTTGAACCAGTGCGGGTATTTCTCGGCGGCGGCCTCGACCGCCTGCTTGAACTGGCTGGCCATGGCCTCGTTCTGCTTCTGGGCGTGAGCGGCTTTGGCTTTCTCGAGTTCCGCCCCGTGGACCTTGTAGTGGTCTATGGCCCGGACCCGCTTGGAGTTGAGCTCGAGGATTTTCTCGCGGTGCATCAGCACCAGGGGCGCTTTGTTGCCGAACACTTCGGTGGCGTAGTCCCCGGCGGCGTTCTCGTCCTGAATCCGCATGAGGTTGTCGAAGTCGGCGGGGGNGCCCTGCCGTTCCTCGCCCTCGACATTGACCATGAGCGAGCTCACTCGTTCCCGAGCCGACTGGAAAGCTTCCACGTAGGGCGTGTAATAGTTGTCCTTGTAATCCTGCGTATGCTCGTAATCGACGAACTTGCGTTCCTGCTCGATCTCCTGCAGGCGTTTCTCCCGGGCCTCCAGCCGCTGGGCCAACTCTTTCTTCTCCGGGTCCTCGGCGGGCGGCTTG